TGGCGCTGGCGGTCGAACTGCGGCTGCAGTCGGGCAAGCCCGGTGTTGTATAGGCTGTCCGCAACCTCGCGCGAACGGTTGACGACATCGCCCTGCATCCCGACGACATCGGGCAGCCGCGACGTGTTGATCTGCGTTCCCATCGCCGTGTTAAGGCGCGGCAGTTGCGCGTTGGCGAGATCGTAGAGCCCCTGCCCCGTGGCGGTCTGGCTTCGATAAAGCGCGTCCTGTTCGGGGCTAAGGGTGATATTGGAGGACCACCGATCGCCGCCGAGATCGTTGAACGTCTGCGTGCCAAATGGCGTCGTCTGGTTGACGCGATTCAGCCGCGCCTGTACACGAGCGGTTTCGGCGTTCGCCGCAGCCTGGGCATTCGCGGTCGCGGTCGGGTCCGGTGCCGCCGGGGCGGAACCGCCGCCCTTGCCGAACGCCGCGCCCGAACGGACACGCCAGTTGTCGCCGGTATGGTTAGGCAGCCCGCGCATTGCTTTCCACTCCTAGCCACCGCGCCGCGTCGTCGCGGAGCATCGAGAACATCACTGCATCGTCCGTACCGAATGCCTTCCTCCCCACACCCTCGTATTTGAAGCCGAGATGCTCCAGAAACCGCCTGGTGTGCTTTGGTCCTGCCCCGCGCTTCGGCACGGTCGCCTGCAACCGCTCGCAACGAAGCGTGTCGAATACGTAGGACAGCAGCGGCGAAATCACCGAGGGCTTGGCCCACATCGGCGTGTCCGACGCCATCGAAACCTCGATCATCCGGTAAGCCGGGTGATGGTTGTGAAAGACCACCGTCGCGAGGATGCGCGCCTTGGGTTCCGCCGACGAGGCAACCACGAACACCCCGCACGGGCCGAACGAGGTCACGCCCGATTTCGCCATGTGCGGGATGCGGCGGATCGTCCACGGAATGAAGGCATCGTGAATCTGCCGCTCATAGGAGCCCGGAATGGCGGCCGACGATCCCCACAGAAGGACGCTCATAGCCACCCCGCCGGCGTAAAATAGAGCGAGTACGCATTCAGCGCGATCTGCACGTTCTGCGTCTGGCTGCGGATGCGGAGGCTCACCGCATCCCCCAAGCCGGTCACGCCATACGTATCGGCATAGAGCGTCGATCCGCCGGCCCACTCGAATTCATCCCAAACCCCGTCGTCCCACGCCGTCCCGCTGTCTCCCGACAGGGTAACGAGGTTCGAGGCATCGGTTTCGCGATAGTCAACCTCAAGATCGACCGAGAACGTCGTCGCGGCATCGGCGACCACGAGAGGCCGGGCAAGGTGAAATTGCTTTCGCATCCCCCGCTTGCCGACATAGGAGAACGCCGGGCGGATATCGCCGAAGATCGATGTCCCGTCGTCGCCATTGGTCACGTCGAATTCGTAGACCGATCCGTCCGACCCGCCGAAATAGGGCTTGTCCTGGTAGAGCGTCCAGCACAGCGCATTGGCGCCCTTGAACCGGCACCATGCTCCGGTAAGCGTGTTCCATGCGTACTGATGCGACTGCGACGAATCGACGATCGGGATGTTGATGATCCCCATCGTCCCACGCGGGTACAGGATGGCTTCCCAGCCGAAGTTGGAGCCGTAGTCCCGTGCGGCCGCGTTGATCGTCGGGGAGATATTCGCGGTCAGCGCGATATCAACCTCGCGCGTCCTCCCCTCGGCGACGATCCGCGACATCGGGATCAGGCCCGCCTTGGTGAGCAGGGCCAAGTCGCCGCCGATCGACACATAGCCGCGGCGAGAAATCGGCACCGCCGTCTGATAGCGCCCGATCAGGTTCCACGACGAATCGCCGGGATAGGAACCCTCATAGATGAGGACTTCGCCCTGGTCCGATGCGAACACCGCCACGTCATCGGACCCGGAGCCGGAATCCCGCGACAGTGCAGCCCCGAACATCAGCTTCCCGCCAAGGCGGAAGGCATACTGCATATCGAAGGCGGTCAGTGCCCCGGTGATCGCGTCCGCCCCGCCGTACCAGACCTTGAGCTTGTTCTTTTCGGTCAGGTACAGCCGCGAGCGATAGGCGAATATTTGGATAAGGTCCGCTTGCGTGACCCCGGTAAACCCGGTATCAGCCCAATTCGCCCCATCGTACTGACGCGGCACGTCAGCCCCGTTGACCACGGTGAGACGCCCGCCGAAGTTGACGCCGTACCAGACATCCGTCGAGATCGCCGAACCCGCCGTGACATCCGATCCGGCCGCGCCGAACGTGGAGCAGTCCCAAATCTTGTTGTTGGCGAAGCCGAACAGTTTTTCCGATGACGGCCCCGCCCACTCGAACAGCGACTTGACCGCGCCGCCGAGCGTGTTGGACTGTTCCCGATACCCCCTGCGGAGGCTGACCTTCGTCGAGTCCGGGAAATAGTTGTCGAGGGTCAGCGCAAAGCCGGCCTTCATTTCGGAGATCGGGTCTTTCGTATTCCAGCCCAAAGTGGGAGCGGGAAGCGTCGCGGACATCGCGCGCTTTCGACCGACGCCGAGGACCATGCCGGCGGTCATGTGCTATAATCCGCGCATGGAAATCGACTGGGCGGCAGCACTGGCACCTGCGATCGAGCGCAAGCGCGAATGGCAGAAATGGCGCGTTCAATATTGGTGGGATGAATGGGGGCGCGATCCGCAACGATACGTCCTGGCCGCACAGTTGGCCGTTCACCCCGACCGGCTGAAACGATTTCGGCAGATTTCGTCATAGATTCCAGCTCCCTTCCGAAACGGTCAGGTTGGGCCGGAAGTCCTCGCGCTCGCCAAAGTCGATCGTGTCCTTGGTCCCGTCATGGGCAATCGCCATCTGCACGGCGTTGTTGTAAATCTGGTAGTCGTTCTCCCAGGACATTTCGTTGGACTGCTTGAAGCGCCAGACGACGCCGAGCTTCATGAGATGCTCGGACAGCACGCCCGTATCGGTGTCGGCGGCCCATGCCGATTGTCCGGTCCCACCGGAGGACTGGCACCAGTTCTTGGTGATGTACTCGAAGGCCCCGGTCTGCCCCGCCGTGGGAGCGGGGTAGAGGTAGAGCGTCCCGGCCCTGATCCGGTATTCCGAATAGGGGCCGGTGACCGTCGTCGCCTTCATGCGCTGCCAGCGCTGCGACGTGACCGGACCGGCCAGTCTCAAGTCGGTGCTGCGGTTCCAGATCGTTTCGTTGACGATCCGCGCGCCGTTCTCCTGGTCGAGATCGGATGCGATGTTCGCCAGCGTGCCCTGGGATTCCGCCGCCAGCGTGGTCCACGTCGCCTCGCGAATCAGCACCGTCCATTCGTGCCGGTGCGCGAGTTCCTGCCCCTCGACGTTCGCAAGGGCCAGCATCCGCCGCACCGCCGGATCGGTGGACGTGATGATGGCGGCGGGTCGGGTCAGCCCGACGATATCCGCCGCGCCCTGCAATGTCGTAAGTAAACTCATGCGCGCTTCTTCTGCGGCTCGGGAATGGCCGGCGCCTGGACGGTGCCAGTCTTCAACAGGGCCTGGTGCAGTTCGGCGTTGGCGCGTTCGAGTTCGGCGATGCGGTCGAGATCGGCCTTGCGATCCGCCTCGATCGCGGCCAGACGTTCGGCGACCTTGCCGATATCGTTCGCTGCTTCCTTCCACAGACGGGCGCGGGTGCGGAGGTGGCGGATGCCGCCGCCGATCTTGTCGCAATCGCCGTCGGACAGGGCCATCACCTCTTCGACCGTGCGGATACCGAAGTTCTGCAGCGTGCGGACCTGTGCCGGCGTGATAGCGGGCCACATCTTGAGCGATGTCCCGTCAATCGGCGCTTCCTGGCCTTTTTTCCAGGCCAGATAGGCGGGCTCCATCACCTGCCAGATCGCCGGGTTCCGCATGACGCGCTTGACCGTTTCATTCAGCACCACGAGATTCTGACCCTTGCGCCCCCATTCAACCTTGTCGATCGAGCGATAGACCGCGTGCCCCGCAGCCTTGCTCGCCTCCGCGTCCTCCACTTCCTCGGTATAGAACTTCGCCCAAATCGCGGGAACGTCGCGCTTGTGCGCGGTGGGGTCCAGATCGATAACCGTCATGCGACTTTCTCCTGTTGATAAGACCGCAAAGCATTCATGGGACAGGCTTTGCTATTCAAATTTCGGATTTGTGAATGCATGGCCCATACTGCATTCGCGTGCTCTGGTTTAACCCTTGGCGAAACCCAATTACGGCCGCGCCGTCTTACCGTTTCATAAGTCATGCGTTCTCGGGGCGGCCGTCGCTGTAATTCGCATAGCGCCAATGCGACCGTGACCACTTCCTTTTTGATAATAAGGTGCGGGACGATAGCTGACAGGAAATAGTATGCCTGCTTGGCGCACAATACCCACTGATATTGCCGTTGATTGCGCGGCCGAAGCTTGCGTGGACTGAGTGAACCGCCCCATGCGGATTTATGCGCCTGAAGAACAGCAAGATTGGTGTTCGTAATGCAAACAGTCACGGTTGGAGTTTTGTTTGCGTGAGCGCGCCGTGTAGCGGCATACACGCTTCCTTCCCCATCGAAGAATCCCGCCATATATTCTGCTGATAGCGTCACGATGCGCTCCTAATTTGGCCCGCCCAGTTCACTTGATGCGGGCGCGGAACGCCGTGAAAACAAACAACCCGAGTTCCCGCAGGAATCCCGGTTACGCAATCCCGCTTCCAGCTTGCGAACTGGCCGGGGAACTGGTCTTGCAGACGAACCGCGTCAGGGCGCATCACTTCCATCCAGGATTGATCACCCCCTTTCAGCTTGGGTCGGCCCTGCCGGTCCCACTCGGTCCACAGATCGTCGCAGGTGCCGTGCTCCC